GACGGCGGAACGTCCATCGAGCAAGCCAAGATGCGCATTGAAGAATCATTGATACCTGAGCCGACCGCGATTGTTGCCACTGGAGGCGGCGTGCATGCGTGGTGGCGGCTGTCGGAGCCGTGCCTCGACATGGATATTCACTGTGCGCATCAGAAGGCACTCGCGGCTCGGCTCGGCTCTGACAAGTGCATTCACGACGCTCCGCGCTTGATGCGCTTGCCGGGCTTTGTGAATACCAAGTACGACCACAGACCGCTGTGCTATGTGGCCGCAGTCGACACGGACAACACCTACTCGCTCGCGGATTTTCCTGACCCGACGGATGGAGAGTCGGAGCGAGTGGGAGTTGTCGTGCCGCCAACACCCAAGAGCATGAGCAACCTGTCGCAACGATTCTTGAACGAAGGCTATGTGATGCCAGCGGGTCGCCGTCAGACCATCTTTACGGTGGCGTGCGATCTTGCGGCACGGTCTTGGGACGAAGGCGATGCGATCAAAGCGATCACGGAGCGAGCGCAGTCGCTCGGGCTGTCGCCGCTTGATCTGCTCGACATCCCGAGGCAGATCAACAATGCATTCAAGTTCCCGCGCCTGCCGTGCGTCGGAGATGCCGAGGCGGCGACACCAGCTGCCGCAGATTCCGCGCTCGTGATCACGCCGATCTGCAAACTTGTCGCCACTCACAAGGAACTGCGCAGACCGATTATCCACGGACTTCTGCGCTCGGGAGAGACGATGAACATCATCAGCGCACCCAAGATGGGCAAGTCGTGGCTGGTCAACGCGCTCGCAATTCACGCGTCGCTTGGTCGACCGTGGCTTGGGTTCCACTGCGCCAAGAGCCGAGTGCTGCTAATCGACAACGAGTTGCACAGCGAGACAACGGCACGGCGCATACCCGCATTGTGCAAGGCACTCGGCATCGACATCGCAGAACTCGCAGACCTCGACACGCTGAACTTGCGCGGCAACCTGATTGACTTCAGCAAACTCGGGCCAGTGCTGTTCGACAAGATCGAGAAGGGTCGCTACGACATTGTGATCCTCGATGCGTTCTATCGCTTCCTTGTGGCCGGCATGGCTGAGAATGACAACGGCGCAATGGCAGCGGTCTACAACATGATTGACCAGTGGGCGCAGAAGTTGGGCTGTTGCTTCATTATGATCCACCACACGAGCAAAGGCAATCAGTCGGACAAAGATGTGACCGATGTCGGCTCGGGCGCAGGCAGCATGAGTCGCGCTGCCGACAGCCATCTCATCCTGCGCCATCACGAGGATGAGCACCATCTAGTTCTTGATGCCGCCGTGCGGTCGTTCGAGCCAGTGCTGCCCAAAGTTTTGCATTGGTCGTTTCCGCTGTTCACTACGGCGAACAACAAAGATGCGGCACGACTCAAGCGCAAAGGCCCGATTGATGACGGCTGGACTACCGAGCGATTTGTCGACGAGGTCTTTGGTATCAAGACTTTGACCACAGGTCAGGCTTTGCCCATCGCCCTCAAGTTGAAACTGAGTGCCAACAGGTTCAAGACCCTTCGTCAAGCCTCGGTCGGCGAAGGTTTGCTCGTCGCCGAGAGCGAGCGCGGGCCGTATCGAAAGGCGATGTGATGCATCTATATATAGTCCCTATAACTTTATCGGAGGGCATCATCGGAGGGTCGGCGATTCATTTATCCTCCGATCTTTCGGGCGTGAAAAGATCGGAGGGACGACCCCTAGAGGGTGTCGTCCCTCCGATGTTTTCTACGCCGCTTGGGTGCGCCTCTCAAAACATCGGAGGCGGTGGCAGACCCTCCGATGTTTTGACATGACCCACGCCGACACCATCCTGAGGATTGCCGTCCGAGTAGCCGCGCTCGGGTCGGAACGAGATGCACAGCGGCTTCGGGAGGTGGTTGTTTGGATTGTGGAGTGGGAGGTGAAGGTGCGGGAGTTCGAGTCGGTGGAGCAACGGCTGAAGCAGTGCGAGGCGGAAAGAGATCACATCCGAGAGCTGGAGATCGGGTTGAGGCCACGGATCAGCCACAACCAAGATCCAAAAGGAAAGTGGGTGCAATGACAACTCGAGACGAGGAACAACGGACGATCGCACAGACGCGGAACTTCCTTTTCTTTCTGCTGCACTGCAAGCCAGGCGAAATCAAGTTCATCCGCACGGAGTCGCATCGACTGCTCAAGCATTACCCGATCATGCCGCTATTGCGAGCGGGCGATTCGATGAGAAAATGCAACGGTGGAAAGCGATCCCGAGAATGACGACATCACCTATGTGCTCATCGGCGGGCCGTGCTGCGGCGACACGATACAGCCTGACAAGAGCGACACGCATATACGGCTTGGGGTTGTTCGCGGCGAGTGCCTCGACCGTGAAGTTCCGCTGCATCTCAAGGGCGAATATACGGAGGCTTTATACACGCGCATGCCCGATGGCAAGTGGGTCTACATCGGGCGGTATCGGTGGGACAAGGATCGTGCATACTTTTCCGAGAGTTGATATGCATGTTGTGTTCAATATGCATAGTCTTTTACAATGAGAACACAATGAACAAAGAAATTCAAGATTTGCTTGAGCAAATAAAAACATTAACAACAGAGCGCAACGAATCAAGGCGTGAGGCATATCGGTATTGGCTTATTCTGCAATGTCAACTTGAGGCTGATTTTGGGGGAGGTGCGGAAGCAAAAAGACTTTCAAAAAAATATAGTGACGAGTTTGGCGAAAATTACTTTGACCGTTGTTCCTCCGAAAATCCACAACCGTTTGACTTTAAAACAAAATAACACAGCAAGTTGTGATCTGCCTATTGCGAGCGAAAATATAAAGGGCAAAATGTAGTCATGGGAAGCCACTCGCGAACCAAAGGAAAAGTCGGCGAGCGCGAGTGCGCGGCTGAACTTGCAAAGCATTGGAACTGCACGGAGGCACGACGCTCGGTGCAATTCTGCGGCGCAGCTGGTGATGCAGATCTTAAAGGCACGGGCAATTTGCATGTCGAGTGCAAGCGATACTGTCGTGTAGCCGTGACCGATTGGGTTGAGCAGGCTGAGATGGACGCGGCTCCGGGTCAAACGCCAGTCGTTGTATTTCGACAAGACGGCGAGAACAACTGGGTCGTGATGATGCGCGTGAGCGACGCTCCGCAGTTTGCGAGAGAGTTGCTGAACCTAATCGGGGAGAAGTAATGGCTAAGAGCGTGAAGCCACCGACATTTAAAGTCACGCATCACGGTCGAAACATTCACATCGTCAACGAGACGGCGAAGTCGCTCAAGTGGGAGCGATGGATTCTTGTGTTGAGCGATGTGCATTTCGATTCGCCATCATGCGATCGACCAATGCTCAAGCGTTTATTGCAGACCGCAGTTAAGCGCGATGCCATGATCATAAACAACGGAGATTGGTACGACCTCTGCCAAGGACGAACCGACCCGCGTCAAGACAAATCAAGGCTGCGATCTAATCTTGCGGCGACGGCATACTTTGATGAGTGCATCGACGAGACGGCATCGTTCTTGTGCGATGAAGTGCCAGGAGCAGCGGAGCGGTTTATTTTGTGGGGTGCTGGCAATCACGAGACATCATGGGAGCGTCACCATGAATCTTGCCCCGTGACAAACACAGTCAGAGCACTGAAGAGCAAGTGCAAAACACAATGCGGAGTCGGTGGCTACGGAGGTTGGGTGAAGGTGCAGCTGGCTGCGGGTGGCAACCACTTGACATTTAGTCTCAAATACTTTCACGGCGCAGGCGGTGGATTTGGAGCGGCAAAGAATATGTTCAGTTGGGTCGAGTCATGTGACTGCATTATCTGCGGACATGATCACAATTCAAATATCATCGGCGTGCAGCGCGAATACCTATCAAGTCAGAACGGTGCGTACAGGGTGCTTTCTCGCTTTTGTTCGTTTGTGCGGGTGGGAACACTGAGCAAAGGATACGAGGACGGAGCCAAGGGCTACGAAGCACAACTCGGTGGTGGCCCGAAGCCGTGCCGGCAAAAGTGGATTCGATTATTCGTTGACTATGAATCAATCAAGGCGACAACGACTGGACGCAATCGGATGCGACCTCGCATGAATTGGGAGGTGCTCGATGCCCAATGACTTCACATGCAAGATTGGCGGCATCATGTGGCGCGTCAAGTTCGTGAAGAGCAGCGAGATCAGCCGCACCGCGTGGGGAACATGCGACCATCCACCGGGCAGACGGCCAACCATCTGCATAAGAGCATCGATGACACCAGCGCAACGCATCGACACCATCATCCACGAGACGCTGCACGCCGCGCTGCCGCTGCTCGACGAAGCAGCAGTGCGATCGACTGCAACAGACATTGCGAGAGTGCTGACTAAGTCGGGCTATCGCCATGCCGAATAAGCCGCCGCGTCTAGGTCAGCGTGCGCCGCAAGCAAAGCAGCCGCGACTGCCTGATCATCGAGAGCAGAGCCAGCATCGAGGATATGACTCGACATGGCGTGCGTTGAGTAAGCAGGTGCGCATGGAAGAGCCGCTGTGTCGCCACTGCCTGCGTGAGGGCAGGGTTGTGGCAGCCACATGCGTTGACCATATTGTGCCGCTGAAGATTGCGCCTGAACTACGGCTCGTCAGATCGGGCTTGCAGGCGTTGTGTCACGCATGCCACACCCGCAAGACGCGAGCCGAGATGTTGCACAAATAGTGCCACTTATGATTTCTTGGAAATGAAAAAAGTGGCGATTGCGCATCAATATCGCCACTTATGGCGTTTTTACGCTAGAAACGCCACTTTTTGGAGTGTTTTTGATTTGGAAAAGTGGCGATTAGAGCAGAATATCGCCACTATTTGAGGCAAACTATACGCCTTTTTGAGCCAAAAACGCCACTTTTCGCAATTTTTTACGCAAATACGGGGGGTATGCCGAAATATGGCTTTCCGTGGGGTCACCGCTCGTGGAGCTGTTTATGCGTGTGTCAGAGTATTTTCGAGGTGAAAAGTGACAATTTCTGTCACCTTGCATGTGCGGGTCGCTGGCATTGCGTGCGGAGTGTAACAAAATTTGAGTGCACCGCTTGCGAGCGAAAATAAAATTGCGACACTGCATGCATGGGACGACGCGGCCCCGCTCCGACACCAACATCAATCATGACTCTACGAGGATCGCGACTCGGGGCTCGTCGTGCCAAGACAGAAGTTGTCGGGACTGACGGCACGCCGCTCATGTTGCCGTGCATCACTGAGAACATCGAGAGCAAAAGAATCTTTGATCTCGTCGTGTCACAGATTACGAAGTTGGGCGTTATGAAAGAGCAGGACGGCATCAGCGTCAGCATGCTTGCGAATGAACTCGCTCTCGGGGAGCACGCCGCACACATGGCTGTGAAGTCAGGTGGCGATGTGATCGAGGGCAAAGGCGGGATACCGATGATGAATCCTTGGGCACGAGCGCGTCGGGAGTCGCGTGACGCGGCGTGGAGGATCATCACTCACTTCGGTTTGACTGCTTCGAGTCGGGTTGCTTTACAAGGTCAGAAAGCCAGCGGCGATAGCAAAGAAGACACGATCAAAAACCTGTTCAAGTTCGGATCCTAAACGATACGACTTGCCCGGCTACGACGCAGTCGCAACTGCGGGCGACGGCGATCACTTCGTCCAGGCTAAAGCCGACGCGGCTTTCGCATTCTTTTCTCAGGCGTTGCAACACAGCAAAGGCAAGTGGGCTGGTCAGCCGTTTGAATTGCAGCCGTGGCAGAAAGCAATCGTCGGCAACTTGATCGGGTGGCAACGCGCCGACGGCACACGCCGCTATCGCTCCGCATACATTGAGGTCGCCCGCAAGAACGGCAAGAGCACATTGATTGCGGGCCTTGCGCTGTGGTCGCTGCTTGCCAGCGGCGAGAACAGCCCCGAAGTTTATTGCTGCGCATCGAGTCGAGATCAGGCGGCGATCGTCGGCGACGCATGCAAGGCGATGATCCGAGCATGTCCAGCTCTTTCGAGCGTGCTTGAGATTTATCGCAACACAATCACATGCGCAAAGAACAACGGCAAGATCGAAATCTTGAGCGCGGACGCTGGCACGAAGCACGGCAAGAGTCCATCGTGCATCATCTACGACGAATTGCACACGGCTCCAAATCGGGATTTGTGGGATGCGATGGCTACTGGAGTCGGAGCACGACAAGAACCACTTTCGATTTCAATCACTACTGCTGGTCACGACAAGCACTCGCTGTGCTACCAACAGCATGAGTATGCGGAGAAAGTGCGCTCGGGCACTGTCGTTGATCGCTCGCACTTGCCAGTGCTGTTCGGCGCAAACAAAGATGCAGACTGGAAATCGCCAGCGGTGTGGCGTGCGGCGAATCCAAATCTTGGCGTGAGCGTCGAGGAATCATTCTTGCAGAGCGAATGCGAGAAGGCGCAGGAGTTGCCTGGTCACGAGATTGCATTCCGACAATTGTACTTGTGCCAGTGGACAGAAACAAAGAAGCGATGGATCTCGCTCGAGTCGTGGGCCGCGTGCGCCGCGCCTGAAATTGACGAGCAATACTTTGCGGGTAAGGACATCTACATCGGGGTCGATCTTTCAACGACCACCGATTTGACATCGGTCGCAGTCATCACTGTTGACGAAGATGAGAATGTCGCATTTCTCTCATACGCATTCTGTCCCGACAACGGCATCCGCAGACGAGCGCGGGTCGATCGAGTTCCCT